ACTGGTGGCTTTAAGACCAAGACCAGTGGTAATTAATTGATTTTGAGCCTGTGCATTGGCTTCATTGGCTTTTTGTCTAGCCAATGCGTCTTGTTGCGCAATCGGTAAAGCGGCTTTAATCGCTGCGTCTTGAGCAAATCCAGCAGCAGCGCCTGTATTGAGCATACCTCTACGTGATGCTTGCAAATTAGCCGCATTAACAGCTTGTTGGATATAAGGATTGTTTTTAGCAAGTAATCCAGATAGCTGATTAGATACCATTGAATCGGGTGTTACATTAACCTCAGCGGCTTTAGCAGCGTCTACCATCTTGGTAACATCAGCCGCTGAATTTGGATTGACAACGGTAGTTGGAGCGCCTACTTTAGCAACATTAAGCATTCCCTTATCAATCATATCCTGTGTAATACCAGATGTGACTGTACTATTTATAGGATTACCAAGTGCATCAAACCCGCCACCTAATGTTTTAGTATCAAGTGGTGCGGTGGCATTTTTTAATTTTAAATCATTAGCAGTTTGTTGCGCTAATTGATTGGCAGTATCTTGCTCAGTAGCTAATTTTGTCGCAGCGTCTGCTTGGATTTTAGCATCAGCATCGGCTTTTATTTTAGCATCTGCGGCTATCTTAGCTTCTTCTTGGGTTTTAGCATCGGCAACAGCTTGATCAGCAATAGTCTGCGCTTGTGTTTTTTGACTAGTCCATCGCACATTGTTTTCGGGATTAGCCATCAATGCAGTTTTAGCTGCCTTGTATTGCGCACCACCAAAACCACCTACCCAGTTAACAGGCTTGCCTGTTACAGGATCAAGCGTTTCTTTTCGAAGAACCTCATCTGCCCAAGTACCGAGAGTAGTTTGAATAGCTTTCCCAGCAACGCTCGATATGGCTTTAGTTGACTTATCAAGAGCAGATGGGTCGGAATAGTAACTACTAAGTGTATTTTGATCAAATATAGGATTGCCATACGCATCGGTAACTGTTCCATATTTATTCAAATTAGCCGCTAAATTAGGATTGGTTGTACCGCTAACTAATCCACCGTATGAATCAATATACTTCGGATCAAAAGTTTGCGTTGCCGTAGTTGGTTTTTGTACAGGTGTTCCAGACCGCAACCCCGCTGCTATTTCTTCTATTGTTGCCATTTAATTATCTCCGAGTAGCGATGTAATTTGACCACCAAGTATCGGCAGCAGTATTTCGATTGTCATTATAATTACCTAAGTTTACACCGTTTTGTTGAGCAGTAGGAATTTGAAAATTTTTAAATGAATTCATAAGTCCTGCATTAGTATTAGTAGCTAGGTTCTTATTTTGAGATTGCATTCCCGATGAAATAGATGTACCTAACTGTTGATTTGTATTTGTTAAATTATTTAATAATTGCGTATTCTGACTAGACGGACTAGTTTGATTTCCTAAAATAACATTATTCTGTGAATTCAATGCGTTAGTAAAATCAGTATTTGTAACATAATTCTGTTTTTGCAAATCATTTAGTGTTAAAAATGAAGGTGTAGGAGCTTCTATTTTTTTAATTGGCGCTGTATTCAACGCACTAATTGGCGCTGTATTCAACGCACTAATTGGCGCTGTATTCAACGCACTAATTGGTTTTGTATCTAGCTCTACAATAGATTTTGTAGCTAATGGAGTTATTGGAATATCACCTCCCACCGGTTGAATAGGACGACCTATTTTATTAAGATAACTAGTTAAACGTTTTGGGGTATTATCCTCGTATAATACTCTGCCTATAACAGAATTAAATGCACTAGAATAACCAAAATCATTTGGAGTAAATGAGTGCCGCTTACCTGTAAACGGATCAATATACCCACCGTTAGCTAATATGTCTTTTGCCCAAAGATTTAATATTTTGGTTTGTTCACTTTTAGCTTGTTGCTTAGATTTACGATCCCCTTTAATACTAGCGGTAATCAATTCATCACTTATTAAACGGTTGCCATCTTTATCAGTTATTAACGATAACATAGAAGGAGCGTTATCTGTTAATTCAACAGGGGGGATAGGTCGAGTCGCCATTACTTATCTCCGCCCAGTAACATATTGCGACCACCACTGATCGCCAGCAGTTGTCCGATTGTCGTTATAATTACCCATATTCACTCCCGCTGTATTAGTAGGAAGTTGGTAATTTTTAAAAGCATCCATAAATCCTTGCGTTGCTTGCCTACCAAATGCTTGGTTTTTAGTGTCAACATCGGTCAAAACACCTGCTTTCCAAGTATCAGCTTGCGTTCCCCAATCAGTTAAAAATTTCTCATTTTGTTTCGTCAAGGCGGTTTGATTTGCTGACAAAGAAGATTGTAATTGGTCATTTGTTAAATAACCTTGTTTTTGTAAGTCAGCTAACGTCAATCCAGTTACCGGAGGAGTTACCGGAGGAGTTACCGGAGGAGTTACCGGAGGAGTTACCGGAGGAGTTACCGGAGGAGTTACCGGAGGAGTTACAACCTTCTCTGGCGTAGCGCCTGTGGCATCCATAGTATTATAAGGGTTTAAACTACCTTGTGTACCTGTGTTACCTTGCGTATTAATTTTATTACCATCTACAACTGTACCTGTTCCACCTAAATTAGCAAGCGTATCAGTAGACGGTTTAGTTACATTAGCATTAGCCGCAGCTTGATTAGCAGCGGTTATAAAACTCTGCATAGCTGCTGTATCTGTCAAGTCACCTTGATAACCCAGATTAGTTGCGTCCCCTTCTAAAAAAGAGTTTCCTTTTTGAATTGGATTTTGACCGCTTAGAACTTCTTGAGTAACTAATGCCTGTTGCGCTACTGAATTGGCGATTCCTTCTTGTGTTTGATTTGGGTTAAACGCCAAGCTACCTAATCTTTGAAGGCTAATTGGCTTACCATTAGCACCAACAATCTCTGTATTTGGATTAGCTACGGCAGTTTTAAATGCACCTACTAAATCATCACCTGCCTGCAAATATAATTTTGCCATTTTCTTTTTCCTATTATCTATTTAGTTTTCTAGGCGTGTAATGGAGTACAACACCCGATAAGTTATGTCCTAAATCAATAGCCGAATTAGAGAAAACGACTAGACCAATGTTTGTTCCACTTCCTTGTATGCGGATTTCTGGTTGAGAAACTATCTTTCCATCATAGTAAAATTCATTCCATATCGCTTCATCCCAATAACCCCCTGCGCCTTGCAGTTCTTCATATTTAAGAAGATGAGTGGCAATAGATGGATCAGCATAAGAGAAATCTGGATTAAAGCGAATATACGAATAACCTACGGTTGAAAGCTCAACTTCAATTTTTCTAAATCGCTTGATTGCTGAGGGTGATTTTACATTATTAAATGCTGTTCTGATATAGGCTTGAATAGGTTCACCATCAAAAGATGATCCGGTATTAGCAACATAAACATAACCATCTTCATCGCCAAGTAAAACGATATCTCGCCCACTTGCATCCTCACCACTCCATGCGTAACTAATATTGATGGGATAGGTGAATTGAGAAAAGTCATGACCAGTGGTCGCAGCGCCTGTTTGCGTTACGCCCGAAGTCATTGTCATAATAATACCCGTACCGTCATTTGCATAAAACCTAACTTGGTTTTTGCTTTTATAAACGGCAGTAGCGACAATCTTTTCTCGGAAACGATCAATAACGGGTTGAATGGCTCGGCTAATGGTATCGTGTTCAAAGCCACCGAATACATAAGAAGGAACAATGCGGATAATCCCTTTATCATCAAATGAATAAAGTGCGCCAAGATTCATTAACCCATAATGAATAGCACCAATATCTGGAGAGATTAGTTCCGCTTTGTAAAGACTAGTTTGCGAATCAACGGATACTTGCCAAAAACTATCTCGACACGCAACAGCAAGAACCCCACCGACAATCGGACTCATACCAGTAATAGTATCGCCAAATTCTTGAACATCTTGAAAACCTAAACTAGTTGTTCTAAAGTCATGGGGATTACCTACCGCTGAAAATATCACTGTACCAAAATAAGATAAGGCAAGTTGACCATTAACCGCTGCAATAGTGGTCGGTGCATCAATGGTTATTTGAGTTCTAATGGGGATATATACGTCACCGTCAAACTCAAAGGCACGATTTAATGAATCTGCACCATATAATTTTTTACCATCGGACGCGGCTGAAAAGTTATGTTGAACAAACTGATAATTACCACCTTGTAGAATGCTAATTTGAGTAACAGGATTTCCACTGGGATTATCAACAACAGCGATATCAATAATACCCACTCGTATCGTATCCGCTACATTACTTGTCCATGTGCCGGTGACACTTGTGACAATAAAGCGACCAGTGTCACTGCGAATATTAATTGGATCGGAATGTAATCGCCATAATGCGTAAGTACCCGATCCTACTTTATTTGTAATATTAATGACAATTTGATTAGTAGAGTACGAAGTTACCGTACCTTCCATATAGTTGGTTGGCGACGCGGTTGAAATAATTAATATCGCTTGCCCCGCGACATAGGCTTTCCCCGTTTGAATGGTAAACGTATGTGAACCTAATCCCATCA